TGAAATTAAAGAAATTCCAGGAGCTGATAACATCGAACAAGGTGTTATAGGTGGATGGAATTGTATTATCAAGAAAGGAGAGTATAAAGTAGATGACTTAGTGGTTGTAGCAACAACAGATGCAGTCATACCTCAAGAACTTTCAGACGCAATGAACGTAACTAATTACTTACGTAAAGGTCAACGTGTACGTACTGTTAAGTTAAGAGGAGTGTATTCTGAGTGTTTGATTATTCCTTTTAGATTTGTTCGTCAAGCAAAAAGTTATTCTAAGTTAGAATGGAGTGAAGGAGATGACCTAATGGAAGTAATGAGCATCTTCAAATATGAACCACCAGCAGTACAAATCCAATTAGCATCAGGTCGTAAAGTTAAATACCATCAAAATCCTAACTTCACAGTGTACTATAAGTTTCCTAATATTAAGAATGTAACTGGGATGTTTAGTTCAGACGACTATGTTCAAATCACTCGTAAGTTACATGGTACAAATGCTCGTTATGGTATTGTTAAGAAACGTAAATTATCATTTTGGGATAAGTGTAAGAAGTTCTTACATTTGGTTGATGAATGGATTGAGTATGAATATGTTTATGGTTCACATAATGTAGAGAAAGGATCTGACTCACAAGGTTTCTATGATACTGATGTTTGGAGAACAGTTGCTGACAAATATGATATTAAAAACAAATTATGGCAATATGTTAAATATCATTCACCTAAAGAAATTGGGTCTGGAATTATATTATATGGTGAGATCTATGGTCCAGGTATTCAAAAGAACTATGATTATGGATTGAATGAATTAGAGTTTGCTGCCTTTGATATATCAGTTAATGGTGAATACAAACACGCTTATGCTACATGGAACACTGTTGGGATACTAAGATTACCTCATGTACCTGAGTTGTATAATGGACATTGGTCTCAAGAAATACAAGATCGATTCACATTCAATAACTTTATTGAAGGCACTAAAGTACCACATGAAGGTATAGTAGTTAAACACATATCAGGTGAACGGAACAAAATCGCTAAAGTAATTAATCCTGATTATTTGATATATGGAGAGAAACATGATGTAGGAGATTCACACTAAGATTTGGCCTTCGGGCCTTTTCTTATTATATTTAATTATTATGAAAATAGAGTTAAAACAACATCAACGATTATGGTTCACAAGTGATACTCACTACAACCACACTAACATTTGTAGAGCAACTACACGTTGGACAGATGCTGACTCGGTTACTCGTGACTTTAGTTCATTACAAAAAATGAATGAGACATTAGTATCTAATATTAACAAGTATGTTCAACAAGATGATATTTTAATTCACTTAGGTGACTGGTCGTTTGGTGGATTTGAGAGTATTAAAGAATTTAGAGATAGAATTGTATGTCAAAATATACATTTAGTACTTGGTAACCATGATGGGCACATTGAAAAAAATAGAGATAATATTCAATCTATCTTTAGCTCTGTGAATCATTATGTTAAATTAGATTTGCGACGCCCATCCCTAAAAGGTAAGGGTCAAGTAGATAAGTTTAATTTTGTATTATGCCACTTCCCAATTGCATCTTGGGATGGGATGAATGATGGAGTTATACATACCCATGGCCACGTTCATTTACCTGCTCATCATAGAGTGGGAAAAGGAAAAAGTATTGATGTTGGTGTTGATGGAAATAATTTAGAACCAATTGATTTAGATGAAGTATTGAGAATAATGAGTAAACAACCTATCTCATCTCTATCACTCCCTCGCGACCATCATGTTAAGAGATTAGAATGATGAATATTTATTGTCGCCAAGTCGAGGTGGCGATGTAAAATATTAAATATTATACCCAAGCGTGAGTAGGGCCCTCGACCCCGAAAGCGTCTTGGGTTTTTTATACTATGGAAAAAATTATAGGTATTTATAAAATCACAAATCCTAAAAATAAAGTATATATAGGTTCATCAATTAATATAAATAAAAGAGTAGAAAACTATAAATACAATCAATGTCCCCAACAACCTAAAATATATAACTCTATTAAAAAATATGGTTGGGAACAACATAAATTTGAAATAATAGAATTATGCTCTAAAGAAGAAATAATCAACAGAGAAAAACACTGGGTGGAATATTATGATTCTATTACTAATGGACTTAACCTCCAGATACCTGGGGCTAATAGGGTGCATAAAGTTAAAACATTAATATTCAATAATGATTGGTGTAATAAAATAAGTGAAAGTAAAAAAGGCAAAGCTATTGAAGCAACTAAAAAACCAGTTTTACAATATGATTTGGAAAATAATTTCATTCAAGAATATGAATCTCAAAGAGAAGCAATGAGAATAACTGGGGTTAACAATAGTGCTATTAATAATGCTTTAAAAGGAGTCTCAACAATGGCTGGTGGATTCATATGGAAGTATAAAATCTAACTAAATAAGTTTGGCCTTCCAAAAATTTGATCGTATATTTAAGTATAAATTAAAAATAAAAGTTATGAACAAAATTAAAGCGTTTTTATTATCAGTAGCATTTGCAATTGCAATACTATTCTTATCATCATTGATGATTGTTTACCCTCAAATTTCAACGGTAATATCACTAATAGCACTTGTGATTGTCACTTATGTTTATTTAACTAAAAACTAAAAATTATGGAAAAGAAGTATGTAATAAAGAATTTTGTAGATGGAACTTATCTCCAACAAGACAGAGAAGGTTGGGGAGAGGAATTTACAGTGTGTGAATTTGATTCACTTGAAGATGCTGTAGATATGGTAGCACTTCAACCTTATGGTAATTTTACAATAGAAATAATTTATAAAAGCTAAAAATTATGAAAAAGAAACAAAGCAGTGTTGAATGGTTCATTGAGAGAATTGAAGAAAACACCATTGGTGACATATGGGAAAATGTAAGTTTCAGTAAAGTGCAAATTTTAATTAACGTATCTGATTATTTAGACTTGAAAGAACAAGCCAAAGCAATACATAAGGAAGAGGTTGAAGATGCTTATAGGATTAATCCAAACAATGAAATTTGGAGCAATTCAGGTATTGACTACTATAACGAAACATTTGGAGAAGATTCACACTAAGGTTTGGCCTTCGGGCCATTCTTTATTATATTTAGTATATTTATAATAAAATAAAATAAAAAAAAATGAAACTATCACAACTAAAACAAATCATCAAAGAGGAAATTACTAAAGCATTATCTGAAAATGAGAGATTACCTAGAACAGGTACTAAAGTATTAGACCATATGGGTGATGAATACCAAATTATTAAAGTTGAGCCTAAAACAATAACTCTTAAACCTCTAACATTTAAAGGTGCAAACTCAATTTTTCCTCAAGATCTTGATAAAGACGCAACAGTAGAAGAATTTTGGTCTTACTTTAAAAGAAATTAATCTTTAAAAACATATTATATTAAAATTTGGCCTTCGGGCCATTTTTTATTATATTTAGGTATTATGAAAATAGCATTGGGGAGAAATTATATACTAAGGATGAAGTCTTAGACTTACTAGTAAATATGAATTCTTGGCCTACTACTTTTGAAGGTAGAGAAGACATTACAGAATGGTTTGAACAAGGTCAATACGATTAATATGAGATTTACAAAAGAAAAACAACTAATAGAAGATTATTGGGATGATACTAAAAGAACTAAAACAAAATTCTTATGGTGGCCAATGACTATTGATGGTGAAACACGCTGGTTAGAAACAGCTGAGATACTTTATAAAGTTAAAAAAGGTGAAGATATATTTTGTAATGCATATTATTACTGGGCACCTGTGGTATTCATAAATAAATAAACTTATGACAGAGACAAGAACATACATTAAAGTAACATACGTGGCATTAACTCAATGGGGAAAGCCAATAGCAACTGCTCATACAGAAGAGGATCTCAAAGCAGGTATAGATGAATACTATGGAATAGGAATGGACAATAAAGCTAAATATATTGAGTGGGTACCATTCAATAGTAAATACCCAGATGAACTTGAAGGACATCATGTCTATGAAGTAGATGATTTTAATGGTGGATTAGAGTTTGAGCAGGTAAAGGTTTATTGTGTAGATTTTTATCCACATACCAAATATGAAAAAGAAATATGAAGGCATTTTGGAACGCATTTGCATTAAAAATAGTATGGGATAGCATCTTTATGAATGATGCTCACTTTATAGTATCTAGACGTGGATTAGAGATATTAGAGAAGATGCGACGAAAAGAAGCATTAATTGAATTAACAAATTTAAACTTAGAAGATGAGTAAAGTATTAATTGTAGCAGCGTTGGTGTTAGCATCATGTACACCACAAACAACTTATATCACTCACCCAAATCAATATGGTGAAACAGATACATTAGTAACTTTAGATGTACCTACAACTAGTATACCTGATACAACAACTGAGTTGTTAACACCATTATTTCCGGTTCCAATTACTCGAGTAACAAGAGTGAATGGAGGTGAATATAAATGGGAAGTAGAATCAGAAAATGGAGTAGTATTTTATAGTAATAAAAAATACAAAGTAGGTGATGTAGCATTTTATATGGATGGCGATAGTGAAAAATTATATTGGACTAAAAATAAATAAATTTGGCTTCCCAAGAATTTGATCGTATATTTAGTATATAAATAATAAAAGTTATGAGCAAAAGAAAAGATAAAAAAGAACGAGTAAAACAAAGATGGGACTCAATCAAAACAGAGATTGAGAATTTATTCCTTTCACTTAGGTTCGAACCATTTGGAGAATGGAAGGACGTAATTGAAAGTGAAATTATAAAAACCATTAAGAAGTATAACGTTTGTTCTTCATATGGTAGAGAATGGGAGGTTCTTACATCCATCCAACCATATAGTAATGAGTACACTTTTGATGTTAGAACAATTAAAGGCAATTGGAGAGTTATGAAAATTATTATTGGATCTAAATTAATAGAAAATGAAAACTAAAACAGTAGAACGTCTAATAAACGAAACACCAGAACATATTAAACAACAAGTTAGTGAGTATGCTGATAATATTGTGAAAAACAAGTTTATCAGTTATTCTTGCGTAGGTGTTGCAAATAATAGATATAAATTAGAAATAGTAACAGAAGATGGTCTTATGCTTTTTGAAGGGGACCTTGCAGACTGCCAAGCACAAATAAATTATATGAATTCTAAAAAATAAAAGTTATGGAAAAGAAACAAACAGCAGTTGAATA